TCTTGGCGGCGAGCTCGGTGTAGGTGCCCGTGCCGTCCGCGACCAGGGCCGTGCCCGTCACGGTCACGGCGTAGTAGTTCAGGGTGAAGCCGTCCTCGGCGTACTCGGGCCGCTGGTCGTACTGCGAGACGTTGACGAAGCCGAGATCCCAGTTGCGGCTGTCGTAGGAGAAGGACAGGTAGGCGTTTCCGGTCGGGGTGCTCACGGCAGGGCTCCCATGAGGCGCAGGTCAGCGACGAAGGGCGCGTTCGTTTCGTGGTTGATGACCTGCAGGTTCCGCGCCACGCGCTGCACGGCGCTTGCAGCCCGGGCGCCCTGCGCCTGCAGGGAACGCTGCTCGGCGGCCTTGCGGTCGGACATGAGCATCATGCCCTGCGCGACGTCCTCGATCCTCGCGCCCTGCGGGTTCAAATGTTCACCCCCATGAGGCGCAGGTCGGCGATGAAGGGCGCGTTGCCCTGGTAGATCGGGTCGGTGTTCGTGCCGAGCCTGTTCAGCGCCTTGATCATGTCGACCGCCCATGCCTCGGCCCCTAGTCCGTACGCCATGAAGCCGGGGATTCTCTGGAGAAACTGCCCGAACAGCTTGATGGTGCCCAAGACGGCAAGGCCCACCAATGACAGGACGGGCGCGATCTTCTTCTCGACGAACTCAAGCAGGTTGGCGAGCAGCTCAAGGATCGGCGCCACGGCGATGGCCCCGATGCGGCCAAGCAGGTCCGAAACCCGGAACAGCACGCGCTCGATCCTGCCCTGCGCGAGCTCGCGCCGCGCCAGCGCGCCGCCCGACACCGCGCTTGCGCGCATCTTCTCCTGCATCATCAGGATCTCGTTCATCGCGTCGGCGAGCATGATCTGCGGGCTGTAGTCCCGCAGCGACTGCGTCAGGTTCTTCGCCGCCGTGTTCAGGAAGTCGAAGGTCTTCTTGAGGGCGATCCCCGCCACGCCCACCGCGATCAGCGGCGCGGCAGCAATCGCGCCGGCCGTGCCCATCGCGGCGAGCTTCGTCAGCCCCTGCGCCGCCAGCGCCCCGCCCGCGCCCTGCCCCCCGATCATCCCGATCCCCGCCTGCGTAAGCGCCCCGCCCACGCGCTGCAGCATCCGCGAGCCCGTCCCGCCGCCGGCCCCGCCGTCCCCCGTGGCGTTCACGTCGATGACGATGCGTCCCAGGTCTTCCATCACTGCACGCTCCATTCGATCTGGAACGCGCAGACGAAGGTCTCCGTCCCGCGCATCCAGCCCACGAGGTCATCCACCTGCTCCACCTGCCCGCCCGACCGCCACGTGAACGGGATCGTCAGGCGCCCGCCGAGCGTGTTCTGGATCATGTGCGTCCGCAGGCCGTCGATGAACTGCTCGATGCCCCGCTCGCCTGCGATCCGCAGGGTCGCCTTGTGGACGGGGTCGTACAGGTTGCGCCACCAGACGACGAGCTGCACCTGCGACTCAAGCAGGCCCACGCCGCTGATGGGATGCCGCGCCGTGTCGCCGCCCGGGATCACCTGGATCGCGTACTGCGCGGTGACGTCCTGCCCGGGCGCCTCGCGGAGGTAGACCGCGATGCCGTAGCCGGCGTCGTCCATCCACTCCTTCAGGTCCGCGACGAGCGCGTTCCACACGTCGGCATTCGCCTGCACGGCCATCAGCGGCCCCTCCCGTGCATCTGGTGCTGCAGGCCCATGCGGACGCTCCAGGCGAGCTCGTCGCTGCCCGTGGCCTGCCGCACGACGCCCTCGGCCGCCTCGGGCGACCCGAACGCCACGGCGATGCCCTGCGCGAACGACAGCGCCCTGCGGGCCTCGACCATCGGGATGTTCGCCATGAGGCCCATCGCTGTCTCCTGGTCAAAATCGCTCGGGGGACGGCCGTACGTCGCAAGGAAGAGGGCGGCCCCCCTGGTCAGTTTCCCGCGGCTTCCACCGCCTTGCCCATGCGGGCAAAGACGGCGAAGAGCACCTCGTCGCTCGACTGCGCGGCCACCTCGGGCGTGCGCGCCACCTTGCGGATGGCCGCCGCCACGTCCTGCACGCTCGGCTCGCCGCCAGCGGGCTTGGCAAGCACGGCGAGCGCCTCGTTCCACTGCACGATGAGGCTGCCCGCAGGCACCTGGGCGCGGAAGAGGAGCGGGTCGTCGTTTTCGTTGAGGTCGATCAAACGCTGGTCCCCGTCGCGTAGAGGAGGTTGTTCACGTCGGGCACGGCCTTGACCGTCAGGCCAAGCCGCCGCTCGACGTTGCCGAAGTTCGAATGCACGAGCCCGTTCGGGGGCAGGTAGCACCGATTGAAGGTGTAGGTCGTCTTGCCGGGGGTCTTCGGGTAGATGCGGATGCCGAAGGTGCCGCTGTCGGTGACGAGCAGGCGGCCGACCGTGGTCGTGCCCTGCGCCCCGCGCTGGCGCGCCTCGAGCTGCGCGAGCTCCGTGGCGTCCCACTTCACCAGCGTGAAGGTGATCGCCCCGTCCGTGTTCTGCAGGACGATCTCCTCGGGCGTGCCGCCGCTCGACGACGTCCGCACCTCGTGCTGGTAGTCGTTCCACGTGGCCTGCGGGAGGTTGTCGTTGTCGCACTCGCCGAGCTCGGTCCAGACCGAGCCGTCGTACCAGTCGATGCGGGTCGGCCCGCTCACGAAGATCGCCGTTGCCATCAGTTCGTCCTTCCTTTGAGCACCTTGCTCAGCCCTAGTCTAATCGTGCGGCCGATGCCCGCCCATTCCTTGTCCGTGGGGACGAGGAACGGACGAGCGGGCACCTTGACGCCGCCCCATGCCATGAGGAAGTCCTTGCCGCGCGCCAGACCCTCCTTGTCGGGGTTCTGCCCGGTCGCGTGCTGGCGCACGCCCTTACGCGTCAACGGGACGTAGTTCGGCCCGGAGGTCTCAAAGCCGAGCTCGTGGTAGATCGCGTACTTCGGCCCGGTCAGGGTGATCTCAAGCCGGGTCGCGCCGATGCGGGCCGTCCTGGCCCCGAGGTTGCGGACGAGGTTGCCCGTGTCCCGCAGGGGCTGCCCGCCGTCGCGGTAGGACTTGCCCTTGACGAGGTACTCGGTCACCTCCGTGGGCTTGATGGTCACCCGGCCGTCCTTGGCCTTCTTCTGCCGCATCTCAACGCGCTTGCGCGTGCCCAGGATCGGCCCCTGCTTGGGCTTGGTCTTCGTCCAGAACTCGGTGTCCAGGCTCTTGAGGGGCTTGAGGGCGGTCGCAGCCCCGCTCGGGCCTCGACCCTCGCTCTTGGCGATGTGGCGCTTCGCCGCCGCCGCCACGGCCTGGGAGATGCCCTGCAGGATGCGCGGGTCGCCCAGCGCCGCCGTCACGCGCTTCTGCCAGCTGCTGCCGCCGAAGCCGAAGGCCACGTCAGCCTCCCGGCATCGTGTTGGGCTTGCGCGACGGGAAGAACGCGCTCGAGCTCACCTGGTTGTAGTAGGCAAGCGTCTGCAGGGGGGTCGCCCGCACCTCGGGCAGGCCGGCGTCGGCCGCCTTGGAGATCGCCCCGAAGATCTGCCGCCCGTCCCGCAGGTGCTCAAGCATCTCGTAGGCCCGCTTGCGGCGCTCCTCAACGGCCGGGGGCACGACCATGCCGCGGCGCTGGAAGAGGATCTCGGTCGCCAGGTCGCAGGTCAGCCCGACGAGCAGCCAGTCGCTCGCGGCGGCCAGCGTCGTCAGGTCGAGGTCCGTGTAGATGTTCCCCACCCGTGCGTAGCTCTTGATCATCGCGGTGGCGCGCTCAAGCGCCATCGTCGTGATCGGGTTGGGGGGCGCGGAGTCCTCCCCGTTGTCCGAGCAGAGCTCGGCGATGATCCGGGCGTCCAGTTCCTTTTCGAGGTCGGCGTAGGTGGCGAATGCCATGCGTGCCTCCGTTCACGAAAGGGGGGGAGGGAGCCGAAGCGCCCTCCCCCCTTTCCCTTCCACTCCGAGACCGATCAGGTGGTCACGTTGGCGACGAGGTAGCCCGAGACCGGGGCAACCAGCTCGACGGTGCTGTTGTCGATCACGCGGCCCTCAATGCGACGGTCCTTCGGGTCGTCCCAGTTCTCGACGGTCATGTCCTCGAAGGCCATGACCTGGACGGTCGAGAAGCTCGTCGAGCCCTCGACGCCCACGAGGCCGCCGGGGCGGCTGACGAAGACGGCCGAGTTGCCGTAGATGTACGACCGGGTCGTGCTCGCCGCGCCCTTGCGGGTCGTGACGCGCACGCTGTCGTCCACCACGACCTGCACGCCGAAGAGGTTCGCCGGGAGGCCGTACATCGCAAACACGTCCGTCCCGCCGAGGAACGGCAGAGCTGCGGGATAATTCTTGACGTAGCTCCGAACTTCATCGGTCTGCGCGAGCGCGTTGGCAATCTCCGGGCTGATGATCATCATCACGTCGTACTCCGCACGCACCGCGCCGCCAGTGGCGAGCGAGATGGCGCGCAGCGCACCCTGGATGCCCTTCTGGATGACGTTGCCGCCGCTGACGGAGGTCGTCCACGGGGCGCCGCCTGCAGAGGCCGTTCCGGTCGCCGCGTAGTTGCCCACGTTGGTGAAGGCCGTGACGGCAGCCGACCCGGTCAGGGCCGTCGCCGCACGGACGCAACGCCCGGTCATGGCGAGCTGGGCCTTGGCACGCGCGTGCTGCGCGACCACGTCCCAGGCCGCCTGCTTCACGGTCTCGTTCGGGATGTAGAACGGGTACGCGTAGCGGGCGCAGGCGAACTGCACGAAGTCGTGCTGGTTCGTGGAGCCGACCGGACGGTCGTTCCCCAGCGGCCACTGGAAGGCGTTGATGTCCGTGATGCGGACGTTGTCGTCCGAATCCAGCCGCAGGTAGTACCCGGTCATCTGGTTGACCGGGACGATCTGCGCGTACTTGGTGATGGGGAACGTGTTCACCGCACGGGTGAACTCGACCTGAAGAGCGCCCGTTGCGAGGGCGTTGGTGGACGGGACGTAGGTGTTCAGCCCGCCACCGACTGCGACATAAGACATGGTGTGACCTCCTTAGGGTCAGTTGGTATCAGAGCGCCTTGGTGGCGGGGAGACGGTAGGCCCAGAAGATCTGCCCGCTGGCGGCAGCCTCCAAGGCGACGAACATGGGCACGTTGCCCGAGCCAGCGGCCGTGATCGCCACGCCTGCGGTCGACGGGATCAGGCCCAGGCCTGCGGTGATGTTGCCGCCGGCCTCGATCTGAACCACGTTCGAGGGCTGGAGGCTGATCGGGTCGCCCGACGAGGCGTTGGCCGTCGCGTCGAAGCGGCGGGTGGAGCCGTCCGTGACGCCCACGACGTAGTCGGCGGCGGCGGTGGCGGCCACGCCCGTGAAGGCGGTCGTGTCCATCTTGACGATGCGGTACGGGTTGATGGTCCCGCCCGCGACGAGGTTGGGGGAGAAGTTCAGCATGGTGTCCTGTGTCCTTGCGCCTTAGCGCTTGTTGATGCGGGAGTTGATCGCCTTGGCAAACTCATCCGGCTTGCCTGCGAACTGCTTGACGAGGTCGCCGACGTCGCCCACGGCCATCGCCTTGGGCATGGACGCGCGGCTCATGTCGATCTTGGCGCCGATGGGGTCGCGCGAGAACAGCTCGCGCCACGACTCGAGCAGGGCGACCGGGTCCTTGGCCGAGGCGAGCTGCGCCAGGAGCGCGGGACGCTGGCCCTCGGGGATGCGGTAGCCCTCCTGCTCCATGATCTCGATCTCACGCGAGAAGCGCTCGCGCTTGACCTCGGCCTCGAGGCGGCTCATGCGGGCCTTCAGGCGGGCGTTCTCCGAGCGCAGGGCGTAGGTGGAACGGGAGGCAATCACTTCCTCCTCCTCGTCCATGCCCATCTCGGCGCTCTCGTCGTCGTGGCTGCCGATGTCGATGTGGACGCCTTCGCCACCCTCCTCGGCCTCCTCCTCGTCGGCCTGGAAGTCCATGCCTTCGCCGGCCATCTCGGCCTTGTCCTCGTCGTTGTCCTCGCCGAACTTCTTCTTCATCGTGGCGGCCAGGTCGTCGATGGCGCACTTCATGGCATCGAGCTCGGCTCCGTAGTCTCGGTCTGAAGGCATGGAAGCCTCCTCCTTGATTGCTGCCGGGACGAAGGTGTTCAGCCCGCCCCCGACCCCGGCGAGGTCGTGGTTGGACTTCGAGAAGGTGATCTTCAGGCCGGCACGCTCAAAGTGCGTGTCGGGGAGGGGGCGTCGTGGGGTCTCGCGGCCCAGCAGCGCCACCTCGCTCAGGTGGTTGGATTCGGACCAGATCTCAGCCGAACGCCTGGGGAAGGCGTTGGTGGCGATCAAGCGGTCGAAGATGTCCCTTCCCACCTCCATGTCGCCCACAATGTACCCGACCCCATCCCGTTCCTCGTATTTGAGGGCCGGGATTCTGCCGACCGCCGACTTGGGCTCCTTGCCGTCCTTCTCGTGCATGATGACCACGCGGGGGAAGGAGCCCCGGCTCATGTGCTTGCCCGTGGCGCCGACGATCTTGCGGAGGCGCTCGTTGTCGAAGCGCTTGAGCTCGGGGTCGGCCTTGGCGTCGTCGATGGCGGGGTCGAAGGCCATGAAGAGCTCGACGCCCTTGATGACGACCTTGTCGCCGGCCTCGACGATGGGGTGGGATGTGGGGGTCATTCGTCTGCTCCTGCCCAGACCCGGACGGGGTGCTGGGGCTGTGGGATGAGGATGCTTTCCAGGGCCGAACGCTGCGGGAAGGTCATCTTGTCGCGCAGGCGCAGGTTGGCGTGCCAGCCGGGGAGCGGCACGGGGATGGGGTTGCCGTCCTCGTCCACGTCCGGTCCCGGCACCCAGATCGTGCCGATGGGGTCAAAGGACGACTCCTCGGCTGGCAGCAGGCCGATGCCCGCCGCCGCCATCGCCTCATGGACGTGCGCCTCGTCCTCGCCCTTGAGCCAGTAGTCGTGGAAGGTCATTGCATCACCGTCCACTCGCCTGCGGCCTCGTCCCACTCGTACATCTGGCCGTCCTGCGGCATCGGGACGGGTGCCTGCCATTGGCAAGTCGCATCGTCCAGCACCCACGACAGGTACGGCTTGGGCGGGATGAATGCGTCTAGGTCGGCGTTGTAGGTGTAGCCGATGCCAGCGAAGTTCTTCCTGAAGCTGCCGCTGTACGAGGTCTGCTTCCAGTAGCCGCCGTAGGTGTCGGTGCACCACTGCTCGACGTTCGGCTCCAAGTCGTTGGACACGACGATTACGCGGAGCACGACGTTGTTGGCATCTAGTTCTGCTGCGTGTGCCATGGGTTACGCCGTGTAAGAGCCGGATGCGTTGAAGGTGAGGATCGTGTCCGAGCCGCTGGTGGTGACGGTCGGGCTGCCCGTGGTCGTGCCGCTGTAGTTGGCGGTCGCCATGCGGAGGATCACCACGCCGGAGCCGCCGGCAAATCCGCTGTTGTTGGTTCTGCCGCCACCACCGCCGCCAGTGTTTGCTGACCCTGCGGCCCGCTTGCCGCCGCCTCCAGTAGTGTTTCCTGCGGCAGTTCCGCCATCACCGGAGCCACCACCCGCACGGGTGACGCTGGTTCCGGTGATGCTGCTTGCCGTGCCAGCGCCGCCGTCTCCTCCTGTGCCGCTGCTGGCGGCTGGTGTCCCGCCAACGCCTCCAGAACCTCCGCCGCCGCCTGACGAGGAATCGTTAAAGGTGGTCCATGTATTTGACACGCCGCCCGCATAGCCCTGCCCAGATACTCCCGTACCTGCAGTGCCAGTAGCGAATCCGACGTTCGACCGTCCAGCACCTCCTCCGCTTCCACCGTTGCTGCCGTCTTGGTTGGTGGTTGAATACGAGCCACCCGCACCACCACCGTCGCTGGTGATGGTTGAAAACACCGAATCGCTGCCGTTGCTGCCCTTGGTGTTCCCGGCTGACGAGCCCGCGCCGCCAGCCCCGACCGTGACCGTGTAGGAAGTTCCGATGGTGAGGCTGAAACCTGTCGCTGTGCGGTACCCGCCCGCACCTCCTCCACCGTAGCCGCCACCACCTCCCCCGCCTGCGATGACGAGGTACTCGACGTTGTAGGTGGGTGGCTCGGTGATCGTCTGGAGGTTCGCGTCGGTCAGCGTGCCGCTGTAGAACTCGATCTTGCGGATGATGCAGTTGGCGTACTGCGAATACCCGGCGGTCGAGCTCGTCGCCTCCGCGCCGAAGGTGACGTAGTCGATGTTGCCGAAGGTCGTGATGTTGTTCGTCCCGGTCTGCACGGTGCCGCCGTTGATGCAGAAGCGTGAGTTCGTGCCGTTCCAGTAGTGGACGGCCTTCTGCACCCCGGTGCCGATGGTGCCCGTGGCGGTGTTGCCGCTCGACCAGAACGCCCGTGCCGCCGTGGTGGTGCTGGCCTGAAGGCCGAGTTGCTCGTTCGCCACGTCATCCGTGGAGAGCAGCGTCCCAGCCTGACCCGGCGGGTAGAAGTGGATGACCAAGGCACCGGGGTCGCCCCACGACGTGATGGACGAGTCAAGAACGTGCGCGAGGTCGGCGCTGCGGGTGACGGTGCCAGTCCCGGTGTTGTCGATGTATGCGGTGGCGTTGTTGGCTGCCTCGAACTGCGCCCCCCAAACCAGAACTCCGTCCGGAGAGGTACCTGCTTGCGAAGGGCGCCCGGTCGCATTCGTCGTGGATGGCACTACAAATGGGTAGTTGGTTGCAGTAGACGGATTGTTTCGTGCGACAACGCATCGGTACCACCCGTTTCCAACACTTGTGATGCTGCTAGACAACAAAGTTCCTACCAAGTTTCCGAGAGTTCCGTTGCTTAGGTTGAAATATCTTCCCTGGTCGCCCGCGGTTGCCTCTGCTATGGCGACATATATGAAATCCACCCCATCTGCCTTTGCATAGACGCTAAACACATAGTCACCTGAACCCAACAGGTTTTCCGTGTAATACCACGCCGAGCCGCTGCTCAAATTTACGCCAGACAACTTGCTGGCCGACTGTGACGCGCCATCAGGACAGGTAATTGATGACACGGTGGTTCGTGTAAGTTGTCCACCGTTTGTCCAGTTGGTCAGGAGTTCTGAGTTTGGAGCACGCTGCGTCCTTTGCTCCTCCACCAGCAGCCCGAGCCGTGTGCCGCTGCTGTTGTGGGTGAGGCGGGCCACGTCCGTGGCCGCCGACGCGATGTACCCCGAGGAGTCAACGTAGGTGCCGCTGCTGGCGCGGGTGAGCGTGTAGCCCGATGGGGTGCCGCTGCTGAAGTCGAGGGTCCAGGATGGTGACAGCGCCCCGCTCTGTGTGGTCGCGTTCGCCGCCGTCGACGGCGACGAGTCGTAGTCCGCGTTCGTCGCCACGATGCGGTACTCGTACGAGGTCGACGCCGTCAGCCCCGTGTCGCTGTACGTCGTGGCCGTCGCGCTGACGGTCGTGAGGGTCGAATACGACCCGCTGCCGCTCGGGGTGCGCCGCTCGATGCGCTGCCCCGTGTTCCCGGTCGACACGTCCGTCCACGCAAGGTTAATCTGCGACGAGGACACCGCCGTCGCCGTCAGGCCCGTGGGGGTCGCGGGGATCGTGAACTTGCTTGCCGCGTTGCTGTTGGCGCTGTTGCCGGCCGCATTCGTCGCGTAGACGCGATACTCGTATTGCGTGCTCTCGGTCAGGCCCGTGTTGCTGAACGAGTTCGCGCCGGCCGACAGGGTGGTGACCGTCGAGTACGAGCCGCTGCCAGCGGGGCTGCGGCGCTCGACCGTGTACCCGGTTTCGTTCGTGGCGTTGTCCGTCCACGCGAGGTCGATCTGCGTGGTGCTCGTGGCGGTCGCCGTGAGCGAGGTCGGCGCGGCCGGGACGTTGAGGGTCGTGACCGCGCCCGTTGCGTTCTGGCTGGCGGCCGTCTTGGAGCTCTCGCCCACCCCGTTGTAGGCGCTGACCCAGTAGAAGTACACCGTGCCGATGGCCGGGGGCGCGGACGGGTTGTTCGTCGCGTTGTCGGTGTAGGTCTGCACGCCCGCGCCGAGGGTCGACAGCAGGGTCGCGCCCGTCGTGGTGTTCGTCGTGTTGCGGTAGACGTAGAACCCGGTCTCGTCGGTCGATGCGTCCGTCCAGGTGATCGTGACCGCGACCGCCGTGGTGCTGGCGCTCGCGCTGACCCCGGTCGGGGCCGTTGGCGCCGTAGCCGCCTGCGTGGTCGCGTTCGCCGTGGCGCTTGGCAGGCTGCCGCCGAAGCAGTTGTACGCCGTCACGCGGTAATAGAACTGCGTTGCCGCCGGCAGACCCGTATTGCTGAGCGAGTTGCTCGTGGTGCTGCCGATGCTCGTCCAGGAACCAAGGCCGTCCGGGGACCGCTCCACGTCGTAGTACGACGCCTCGTTGGGCGCCGGCGTGGCGTCGGCCGTCCATGCCAGGTTGATCTGCGAGCTGCTGACCGCCGTGGCAGTCAGTCCGCTGGGCTGGTTGGGCTCGGCCGTGGCAAAGCACTTGCCCGACGAATCGTCCTGCACGCCCAGCAGGAGCGCCGACGTCGCCGCCCCGGGCAGGTGCGGACGGGATGGTCGTGCGGCGCGCTGCACGTCAGATGGCGTACCAGAAGAGGCCCATGTTCACCGTGCGCGGCGCGGTCGGCGCAGGCGCGATGAAGTCGGCCGTCACGAGCTGCGATCCGGCAAGGTCGACGAGCACGCTGCTCGAGGTCGTGATGCTGCCGGACGAGGTCGAGGTGCCGTTGGACGAGAAGGTGTTCGGGGTCGGGAACTGCGGCGTGGTGATGGCCGCGCCGAAGCCGCCGAAGACGAAGACGTCCGCGGTGCCGTCCACGTTGTAGCCGTTGTTGGTAGACGGGAAGAGCAGGGTGTACTGCGCGAGGATCGTGGGGAACCACCACGTGGCCGAGGCCGCGACGTTGCGGTAGGACTGCCACCCGACGATCCTCATGCCCGTCGTGGTGCTGCTCGTCGACCACGCCGTCCCGTTGTCAAGCGCGCCCCATGGGAGCGCCTTGAGCAGGCTGGGCTGCGCGTAGCCCTGGCTCAGGGCCATGTCCATGACCACGCCCGTGGCGGGCTTGGTGCTCGTGGGGACGGGGTTGGTGTAGGACGCCGCGACGTTGTTGACCGTCATGCGGCGAAGGTTGGGCTGTCCGGTCGAGATGAATGCCTGTGCCATGTCAGATTTCTCCTCGGCGCTTCATGTCGAGCGCGATTGCGACGGCCTGCTTCTGGGGCTTGCCCTCGGCCATGAGCTTGCGGATCTTGGCGCTGACGGCGGGGTCGGACTCGGCCATGACCTTGCGACCGGGCTTGTCGGCGGCAGCGTGGGTGGACTTGGCGCCGGGGCGGGCGAACTCCGCGGCGCGCTCGAGGTTCTGCGTGAAGCCACGAAGCTCGGCGGCGGGCTTGCCCATGCGATCCCACGTGCGGACGGCGATCTGCGCCGCGCGGCCCGCTTCGACGGCAAAGCGATTCGCGTCCTGTGTGTTGCCCTGCTTGAGCAGGCGGTTGGCCGCCTGGGTGTTGTCGTAGTAGTCGATCAGCGCCTTCTGCAGCGCATCGCGCTGCGCGCCAGCGGGCACGCCTGCGATGGCCTTCCCGACAATGGCAAGCGCGGCGTTCTTGTCCATCTTCGCCTTCGCGCCGGGGCGGGAGGCCTTCTTCTTGCGCCGCTGAAGTTCATCCTGCGCGGTAAGCGAAAGATCGTGGTAATAGTTCCACTTGCTGCCCTCCGGCATTGCCTTCGCTGCCTGCTGTGCATCGCTAATGATGTATCGCAGGGCGGAATCCGTCACGCCCGACAGCCATTCCTTCGCGGCGCGGAAATCAAGATGCACGGTGCCATCGCGCATCACCTGTTCGGCGCGTCCCGACTTCACCTTCGCGCCGGGGCGGGATGCGCGGGACTTGGCGTTGGCAAGCGCCCGAACATCTACCCAAACACCTCCATAGGTCGTGTCATCGTCCGCATACCGATGCTCATGCGTTGTGATGGCACTTGCAGGAACACCTACTTGGGCAAGATTGCGACGGAGGGCGATGGCAAGGCGATCTGCCTGTCCTGGCTTGTCCATGAACAAGACATGGACCATCTCGCTGTTTCCCGTGATTTCGTCGGGCTTGAAGCCGAGCATGGTGACAAGCTGCACGACCTTGGCCTTGAACTTTGCAAGCGAGTCAAACTTCGCCTTCGCGTTGGGGCGGGTCATCGCCACCTTTGGTTCCGCGAGGATGCCCAGCCGCGCCTTGATCTCGTTCCGGGTGCTCATGCCGCCCATCGTAGCGTTCCTCCTTGTGGTCTACGCATTCACGAAGCCGGGATCGGGGATCTCGCGGCGGTCGATCACGCCCTGCCGCGCGCCGTTGTGCGCCCTGATCGCCTGGTAGTCGAGCGTCCCGTTCGGGAGCGTCCAGCCGCTGTCCATCGCGTCCGACGCCGACACCGGGATCAGCGCGCAGCGGCAGTTGAAGCCGCAGGGCGGGGTGATCCCCATGCGGTCGAAGTCTGCCATCGTCCCCACGTAGCCGTCAAGCGCCCGGTGCGCCGGCCGCGTGCGGTTGTCCCGCGTGGCGCTGTACTCGACCAGCGGCACGAACGCCTGCACGCGCTCGTCGCGCAGCACCTCGGCAGCACCCTCCGTGGCTGCCCGGTTCGTGTTCGTCCTGAGCACGGTCTCCAGGCGCGCGCTCGAGAGCTCGACCCCCAGGCGCACCTGCGCCGTGGTGACGAAGTCCCCTAGGTTCATCGCCTTGATCTCCTTGCCCACCACGCTCTTGCCGGGGCGCTCCTCGATCACCCGGGCGATCAGCTCCTGCACCTTGGCCGTCTGGCTGGGGCTGAGGGCTGTCACGAAGAACGTATCGCTTACGATCCGTTTCACGGCCGAGATGCCGCCCGTGGCGTTTGGGCGCGACAGGACGCCGCGCAACAGGCCGTCCAGCAAGGGGCTGCGCTTGCGGAGGTCGATCAGGGCGTTCTGCCGCTCGTGGTCCCCAACCTCGCGGGCGCTGCGGCGGGCGGCCTCGACGAGCACCTCCCAGTCCTTGCGGCTGATAGGGACGCGGCGGCGGAACCAGTCCGCGATGGGCTTCATGGCCTCCCCGCCGAAGCCGTCGAGCTTCAGGGCGGGCAGGGCGGCGAAGGTGACGGCGTCCCCGTCCTCGAGCATCCCCTCGACGGCCTTGTCGGGGATGCGGGCCTTGGTGACGGTCTGCCGCGCCCCGGCGAGCCAGGAGGCAAGCAGGAGGGCGCTGGTGGCCTCGGAGAAGGCGTCCCAGAGGGCGGGGTCGTCCTGTCCGCGCACCTGGGCGGCGAGGGCGCGGCGGTACGACTGCTGCGCCTCGCGCAGGACGCGGCGCAGGTGCTTGTCGAGCGCGGGTCGCTTCATCGCTTGCGCTTGCGGAGGGCGACGACCTTGGGCGCCTCGGGGGCGGGTTCCTCGCCCTCGTCAGGCTCGTTTCCCTGCCCTAGGAGAGCCGCGAGGGGGTTGGCCCCGCCGCCGGCCGCCTGACCGCCGCCGAGGACGGCCTCGCCGTCCTGGGGCTCGGAGAGGCCCAGGAGGTCGCGCACCTCGCGCTCGCTGACGCGGCCGCCCATCTGGGTGAAGGCCTGCACTGCCTCGAGGCGCTCCTTGACGTTCGGGCGCTCGGGCGCGAAGCGGAACTTGATCGACCGGGCCTCGGACTCGCTGGCGCCGAGGATGCCCGCCACGACGCGCAGGAAGTCGGTCGTGAACGACTCGCTCATGGCGTCCGCGTGGTAGCGGATGACCCGCGAGAGGGTGTCTGCGTGGAGGTCGGCGACCCCGGAGCCCAGGCCCGTTGACCCGGCCTCGCTCGAGAGCGACTGCCCTAGGATCGCCTCCTTGAGCTTGCCGCTGCACCAGTTGACGAGATCCATGAAGATCTGGGCGCGGCCGGCGTTGGCGTCCTTGATGTCGATGTCGTAGAAGCTCTCGTTCGGCCCGGTGCGGGGGAGGACGACCGAATTGTCGTTCACCAGGTTCTGCAGGACCGTGAGCATCTCGTTCTTGGCCGCGTCGTTGCCCGATGGGTAATAGCCCACGCGGATGCCCAGCGCGTATCGCTCGGCGTAGGCGGCGGCGTTCTGGAGGATCTCCTGCTTGAGGAGCCAGATGTACCAGCAGACGTCGCGGGCGCCGATGCCGCGGTAAACGGCCTCGCTGGTGTTCGGGTCGATGAAGTTCGGGGCCGCGGTGAAGACCCGGTGCAGGATGACGGCGCGGCGCTCGTTCTCGTCGAACAGGTGGACGAGGCTGTCGAAGCCGAGGTCGGTGACGGAGGGCTCGTTGATGTACGCGCTGCCCACGCGCATGGCGAGGTTGCCGTACTGGTC